ATACGATTCCTTTTAGTTAATACGGCATAGCCATCCGTCTAAAATGAATGGCTATTTTTTATTAACGTTTTACATTTAGCTGTTAAATAGTTTTAGCGATTGCTCGCAGGGCGTTTGCCGTTTCGATGTGGTTATAATATCGTGATTACGATATGATGTAAACCCCTATAACGATATTTTTAACGTATTTACGATATTATTATGTAAATGTATTGTTATTACGATATTTACAGACAATAAAAAAACCGCCCATTAAGGACGGCTTGATAGTTAATTTAGCTTATTAGTCTAAATCCACAGCTTCACTGTAGACGCACCAGCCAAAAGGTAGTTGCTCAATTAGGTGTGAGTGCTTGATTAAATGACATACCCATATATAAGCCCAGTCATTAGTATTCGACATATTTACCCACCACCTTACCTACTAAATTGCAATCACCCATAGGCACCATCTTTTGCTCATGCCAATTTGGGTTAAGAGGGCGTAAGTACATATCTGCTGATGTTTCGCCTAAAACCAACTGCTTAAAGGTCGCTTCTGTGTCGTCATTGCACTGAACTATCACAAGATCGTTATTCTTTAGTGCAAAAAGTCCGGTCTGAGGCTCAACATAAATAATGTCGTCTGGCTCAAATTTAGGCAACATGCTTTCACCTCGAACCGTTAAAGCAAAACCTAGTTTAGATAGGTTGGGCGGCCTAGGGGCTTTGCCTTTAATGTCTAGCATTGTTACCGGCTCAACGTTTGACCAACTTCCAGCAGCTACCCAGCTGAGTATTGGCACCATATCGGAGTTGTCAGACATTGACGCTTGTTGAGTGCCAGTAGGTATATCAAACAAGTCGCCACTACTTTGAACTTGCATGGATTTTATCTGTGCCCTCAAGTCATCAATAGACGGCACTTTATCCGCATCGAGCATTTCGCCTTGGTTCTTTATAAGCCAGTCAGTGCTTACGCCAGTAACTTTGGCAATATCGTACAAACTAGACGAGTCTTTGTTTCTGCCATTCTCAATATCAGATATCGCACCTTGCGATGTTTCGACTTTTTTAGCGAGCTGATTTTGGGTAAAGCCTGCGTGTTTACGGGCTTTTCTAACTCTATCTCCGAGCTTTTCTATATTCATTTTAGTGCCCCTTTTTCGTTATCGTAATTATGATACAAATAAATATCGTTTTGACGTTTGATTAAATAACGTAATTACGATATTATGATTATCATTAAACGCTGGAGCGATATCTATGACCAAACCTATCGATTGGACAGCTATTGTCCGAGATCTACTGAAAGGTAGAACGCAAACCGAGCTGCAAGAAATCACTGGTGTTCATCAAGGAGTTATCAGTGATTTGAAAAGTGGCAAACCTAAACCACACCTTACCTATCTGAATGGCGCTGCTCTTATCGAAGCTCATAAAAAGCTATGCCAACAAGAAGAAGTAGAGGAAGTATAACCATGTCCACAAATCAATTATCACTCGAAAGAAGCCGTCAGTCACGCAATATGCAATCAGACATCTTGCACGCAGTTGCAGAGGTCAAGCAGGTCAACGTCGCAAAATGCCTTGATGTTGACTCAAGTACAGTCGGACGCTGGCTAGATTCGAGCAAACCGGACAGTCAAGTCGTGCGCTTTTGCGACATGCTGGCCATTTGCGGCCTAAAGATCGTGCCAGCCAACGCAAAGCACTATGATGCGGCAAAAATCGAAATACTGTTCCGTATCACAAAAGACCACTTTCAAAGCCTAAACGCAGTTGATGACTTCTTTCAAAACGACGCTGGCACGTATGACAGCACCGACGCTCGTTACAGCCGCGCAAGCGACTTGTCAGATGTAAACACCAATTCAAACATCGTATCTGAATTGCTTGCCAGCTTCTATAAAGCCTGCAAGAGCTTGGTAGCACCTAAGAAGTATAGCCGTGAACTCATCATGCTGACCGCAAGACCTGCCACCGATCAAGAACAGTATGAGCGCAAAGCAAGGCTGGCACGTCAGACCATCAATGAGTGCGAGCAGGAAGCTAAAGACAAGGAAGCTGACGAAGCAGCATTTTGGAAGCTGGTTTACGCCCTTGTTCATGTCGCAGCCGCAGCACTGGTGTTATTCACATTAATTTATTTTTGGAGCAAGTGATGTTAAGGGAACAAGTTTTTAGTGACAGAAGTAACTATCCGAAAGTGAGCGAGACATCAACACCGATTGATGGCGTTGAGTGGTTCGCAAAAAATGTCGGTATCACAAACTTAGATGATCCAAGCGCGAAAGTTCGCACGATTATCAATGACGTGAATCAGTCTGAGCTGGCACGACACGAAGCTAAGAAAGCGCGTGAATCAAAAGCGCAAGATGAGTTTCTTGATGCGATGTTTAATCTTGATAGTGGCACTGCGGTACTACGTCAGAAGAGCGAACGTAACAAGCCAGCAGCTAAGCCTAAGACAGTAAAGGTGGCTAAGGTAGCTAAGAAGATAGCCAAAGTAGCTAAACCAGTTGTTAAAGAGATAGCTCCGCGCACAGAAGCAAAGCGCGAGTCAGAAATTAGCGACTTGGGCGACATGCTGGATGCGCTGGATTATCTGCGTGAGAAGAAAGCAAAAGAAAGTCAATAAAAAACCCTTAGAGGTGTGAACTCAAAGGGCGAATAACTTAACACTAAATCGGATTATAACATTATGAATATATTAACGCAAAACAATACGCAATCAATGACTAGCCAGCAAATCGCTGAATTAGTTGATAGTCGTCACGACGTAGTAAGAAAAAGTATCGAGCGACTGGTTGCAAGAGGTGTTATTCAACTTCCACCAGTGACGGAAGTTAAATTAAATCAATCACTTAGCCCTAACAGTAAAACCGTAGTCTATGTTTTTTCAGGTGAACAAGGCAAACGAGATAGCTTTGTTGTAGTTGCTCAGTTATCACCTGAATTTACAGGCGCGTTAGTTGACCGCTGGCAAGAACTAGAGCAGCAAGTATCAGCCAGTAGTCCAGTCATGCCAGCACTGCCTGATTTTACCGATCCTTATGAGTCTGCCTTAGCTTGGGCTGAACAATACAAAGCTAAGGAAATCGCACAAGCTCAGGTTGTTGAGCTGCTACCAAAAGCAGCAGCACTAGACACCCTCAGTCACGCTAAAGGTGCGCTTGGCATACGTGAGACAGCAAACACGGTTGGCATACCAGAGCGCAAGTTTATAGCCCGTTGCACCGATGAAAACAAGCCAGTGTCGTCAAGATTCATGTACCGCGATGACAAAAATAAGCTGAGAGCCTATGCACACCGTATCAAGCAGGGTTTTATGACTCAAAAAATCACAAGCTATGCAGGCAGGAATGGTCAAGACCTTGTGACAGTGCAGGTTAAGTTTACGGCAGCAGGCGTGGCGCATATCGCAAAGTTGATGCAAAACAAGTCAACTGGCCAATTGAGGGTTATGTAATGGCAGTCATTGGCAGTAAACCAAGATTGCACCGCGTGGGGTGCGACAGTGAATTTCAAAAGCTGGCGCAAGCTGGCTTTATTACCGAGCTACACACAGCGGTAGAAGAAGGCACCTACCCGCGTTCAGGTTTTCATCACCCAACACTAGCTATAGGCGATCACTTAGAGCTTGTTATTGGCAAAAGAGGCATACGTCTATTGCAAGACCATCAGTCGTTGTACGAAGTTATAGAGGTGGGCTTGCAGCGTGATAGCGATAGCGACCAGTGGGTATGGGCTATTGAGTTTAAGAAATTGGAGCAGGGCAATGAGTAATTTACTGATAAACGAACCACCCTTGCAGGTCTTGCCCAGCCTAGCGAAAGCTGTGGGCTTAAACGAGTCCATTGTACTGCAACAGTCTCATTACTGGCTTAGACATGCCAAGGTTAAGCATGACGGCAAAATGTGGTTCTACAAGACGTTTGATGAATGGCAAGAGCAAGACTTCCCTTTTTGGTCAACACGGACGATTAAACGTGCTGTCACAAGCCTTATCAGTCAAGAATTATTGCTAGTCAGTAAGCTGGCAAGCAACTCTTTTAACCGCGTTAATCACTACACGGTTAATTATGAAAAATTGGCTCAAATCGACTTAGAAAACAACTCAACGCCAATAAGTGCCGATAGTGACACATTGGCACAATCGAGCGAGTCAACTTGTCACCAGCATAGTGACACATTGGCACTATCTGATAGTGACAATCTGTCCTTATCAGATAGTGACAACTTGTCACAATCTCTAAGAGATAACAAAGAGACTACCCAAGAGAATACTAAAGAGAGCACTCCTCCACCTAAGAAAACAGCTAACGATAAGTTTAAACCAGTAAAACCAGAGCAAGTATCTGACCAAGTTTGGAATGACTTGTTAGCACTTAGAAAAAAGAAAGGTGCAATAGATTCTCAGACAGCTTGGACACGAATTAATAATTCGATTGAACGAGCACAGCAAGCCACTGGTCACACCTTAGAAAACATCTTTAGTTATTGGGTAATGAGAGCGTGGGCTGGATTCGATGAGAAATGGTACATCAACGCACACCCACAGCCAACAAACACATATCAGGGGAACACTCATGCACAACATCAACCAGCTAACAACCAGCATCAGCCAAAACAATCAGAAGCCGAGAGCTACGCAGAACAACTTGCAAGAGATATCGCAGAGCACGAAGCACGCCAGCAATACGACTATCAGTAGCGCTCAAGTCGGTGAAATGTTTGCTAAGTGGAAAATCTATTTTAAATCGAAAATGAAAAAGGAAGAGTGGGGCATAACCAACGTCTTGCTTTGGACAGCAGTATTAAACGAGTTTGATATCACAGAAGCAGAGCTTATCGCTGGCACGACCAAAGCATGTTTTGCAAAAGAGTTAAAGGGCTGGCCTCCTACGACTGCCACAGACTTCATTCAAGTCATCAGAGGCAACTTGGACGACAGCAGTTACCCAGACATGCGTAAAGCCTATGACCACGCGGTAGATTATGCAGGGCGCTTGTTTGATGACCGTACCGACTGGCAGCACGTTGTGATCTACGAGACAGCACAGCGCGTAGGACTCACCAAGCTAGCGACACAGCGCGAGAAGATGACGTGGTTCGATTGGCAGCAGGTTTATCCAAAAGTATGTGACGAGCATAAGGCTGGCGCGATATTCATCTTACCTATCGATAAGTCTAAGCAGATTGAGAATAAGCACACACCAGTGCAGGCAGGTAGTGATGCGGATAAGAAAATTAGCGAGCAGTTGGCGCAGTTACGGAGGGTGGCGGTATGAAGGAGTTATCGCTTTTTACAGGGATAGGCGGAGGCATATACGGTTCGATGATACTAGGCTGGCAAACAGTCGCTTATGTCGAACAAGACGAATACTGCCGAAAAGCAATAAAACAAAGAATACAAGACGGTTGGTTTGATAATGGGGAGATTTACGGTGACATTGCAGAATTTAACAGAACAGACGCAGCCAAGTACAGAGGATTCGTTGACATCCTCACAGCAGGGATGCCCTGCCAGCCGGTCAGCGTGGCTGGAAAACGCGAGGGCACAAGTGATGAGCGCTACCTCGTCAATCAAACTATCGAAACAATTGAGATTGTACAACCGGCAGGGGTTCTTCTTGAAAGCGTCTACGGCTTGCTCTCCAGCAACGTCATTATCGAAATTTACAAAGCCTTCGAAAAAATCGGTTATCGACCAAAACCCGCGCTACTGCTTGGAAGTCGTGATTGCGACAACATACACGAGAGAAAACGAGTCTGGATTTACGCTACCCACCCCAACAGCGAGCGAGCAATACCAAGTTTCGAGCAACCGGTACAAGGGCAGTCCTACTTATCGCGGCGGTCAAGTATTAGAGGGCGTGAGGACTTGCTCGACGGATCCTGTTCTCCTTTCCCCTATATTCGCGGAGTGGATGATGAACTACCCAATCGGCGCAAGCGACTTAAAGCCATTGGCAACGGGCAAGACCCTATTGTGATGGCAACTGCTTACAAGATACTGAGCGGAGAATTTGCATGAAACAACTCAAAAACTACAACAATCAAAAACTGGTATGGCGTGTTGACCAAGCTACTAAGTCAGGTCACAAGCTAGTGCGATACATGGATGGGACTAGCGAGACTATGACGGACTTGAAACGTAAGCAGATTATTAGAGAGGTTAAGTAGATGCTAATTATTGAAACAACAAGAGCGATACTTCCGAGATTTAAGCGATTTACTAGCCAGAGCGTGACAGGCGCCGCTAATAACTATCTTTGCTTTGCCATGCTAGGTGTTTGCATTACGTTTGTTGATGATGCTAAAGCGTTCCGCGATGCAGTACGACGTTATGCACAAGATGATTGGTCAGAGCACAAGCAGGTACGTATAGAGAAAAAGAAAGCGCGTAGCAAGGCAAGAGCGCAAGAACGAGGATGGGTCGCTGAGGACTTGGAGAGATTGCAAAAACTTTACGAAGAAGAACGAGCCGCAAGATTTGCAGCTGACTACCGAGCAAGCGAGTATTGCAAGACTGTTGAGGCGATGAAAATAACGCTTAGAGAGTTACAAAAGTGAAAAAATCCCCAGCCGACTATACCGCAGGCGAAGCTAAGTACGCAGCTCGCCAGCTTGCGGTCAAGGCTGGCAAGCCGAATGCGATGACGTACTTTAAAAACGTCGCAGTGACACAGGCAGGCGACTTTATTATCGGCTTATCGTACAACATCGATTTACAGCGTTACTCATGTAGCGCTATCGAGATTGACGGAGTTCGGTTTAATGATCCGTGTCGTTGGGATAAGTTTGGGAAGGCGCTAGAAGGCGATGTAAGCGATTTAAGGCTTGGTTCGGTACATACGTCAGTCAGGACGATATAAACAGCTAGGAGGGTGTGAAATTGGCACGTAAAAGCAGTAAACGACCCTCTAGTCTTGAGCAGTTGGTCAGAGAAATAAGCGGAGAGCCGAAAAACAAGTTTGGTGCGGTAAAAGAGGTGGTCAATGGTATTGAGTTTGATAGCAAAACAGAAGCTAGACGCTATCGGGAATTATTGAAGCTAGTTCGCGCTGGCTTGATCGAAGACCTAGAGGTTCAGCCCGTTTATATCTTAGTTAAAAGTGTGAAGTATAAGAACGCTAAGAAATCCAAGCCAGCAATGAAATATACCGCTGACTTTAGATACTACGATACCAAGAAGGGCGAATTGGTGGTCGAAGATGTTAAGAGTAAGGCTACAGCCAAGCAGACAGACTACATAATGCGACGGCACATGATGCTCGCGTTTCATGACATAGAAATTTTAGAAACTTATTGAGAGAGGTATTAGGGATATGAATAATCGTAATATTGCAATATTTGGCAACGGAATGAGCGGTTTGTTAGCACAGCAGTTGGATTCTGCAAGAGCAACAAGAGACTTGGGATTTGAGCAGGGCGTTAAGGCTGAGCGTGAGAGGTTGGCAGGCTTGATTGAAGCAGCCAAGGGTTTGCGAGACTGTGAGGCTAGAGATAGTATGAGTGACTACATGCAGCAATTCGATTCTGGGATAGTCAATTCAATACACGAATTAATCGAAGCTTTGGGTGAATACGAGGAATCTATTAATGAGTGACGACCAAATTATCAAGGTTGGTTCTATATGGTGGAATACGTTTCAGCGCATAGCGGTCGAAGTGACTTGTGATGCAAACGGCGTCGTCTCTTTTAATTACATAGGTGTTAGTGCTTGCGGATATACGCCTATCGATAAATTTTTAACCGACTATCAGCCAATTCGTATCAAAAGAAGAAAACAACAAGCTGAAAGCATGAGAAAGAGAAACCGCGTAGATGATGATAGTGACTTGGAAGATATTGTTTTGAAACGTATGGCTATTGATAAGCAGGAATTTATTTTAATGGATTGGGTTGATTTGGAGAGTAATAAATGAATGATAGCCAGCGTCTTTTTGCTGCAAATTACGGCAAATACTTTCCAATTAAAGTTGAGGATATAACTATGTCAAAAGAAAAACCAAGCAGAAAAACGCTGGCACGTCACGGCTCGCTTGATGAGTATGTAGATGGCTTGCCAGCGTATGAAGAACAAGCTGTTAAGGATAAGAGTGTGAGTGCCACAACAAGCATAGACAAAATCATCCAAGCAGCTATTGAAATTCGCACAGAGCGGAATCTTCTTGAGGATGCGGTTGATGGTGGCGAGATACAGTGGGCAGAAGCTATGACGGAGCCAGTTAATAAGTTAGTAGTGGCGCTTAACCTCTACCAAGCCTCAGACTTTCCGATATTTAAAGCTGACGACACATTCAATGACGACACGCCAGCGCAAACGTTTGGCGATATCAAATGGGATATGGGGACAGGTGAGAAATGCGAAGAAGTCATAGTGATACCCTGCCCTAGCTGTGATAGAGCTGTGCCATACGATAGCCATGGCGCTCTATTCCTTATCGGTAGTTTAGCTGTTTGTAACCATTGTTGTGTTAAAAATAGTCGTGAAAAACTTAATGCTGGCAAGATGCGCCTTATCGGTATCGCAGGACAAGCTCGCAGTGGTAAAGATACACTTGCCAGCTATCTTATGAGTAATTTAAGTGATGACTGGTCGTGCTCATCGTTCGCTGATCCGATCAAAAACATGCTAACGGCTATCGGTGTGGATTGCAGTGACGAAGCCAAGGCAGTAGTAAGCGATGATTATGGTGTGACACCACGTCACATGATGCAGACGCTAGGCACTGAATGGGGTCGCAATCTAATTGATGGTGATATTTGGGTAAAAGCTTTTGCGCGTTTGAACGCTGGCATGTGTGTGATTGTGCCTGATGTGCGTTTTGAGAACGAAGCCGACCTAGTGCGCGAGCATGGTGTGCTGATTCACTTAACTGGTCGCGGTGGTATCGAGGGTAATCATGTGTCCGAAAACGCTATTGAGTTTAAGGCTGGCGATATTGTCATTGATAACTCGCGTGACTTGGCTTGGATGCATGGGCAGGTTGATAGCAATGCGGTATTGGGTAGCTTTATAAGCGAGGTGGGCGAGTGATTAAAAATACTTTTCTGGCACTAGCAGCGATATGCCTAGCTCTTTTTGCTTCTACTGTTTCGTTGGTGATTTTTGACCAAGTTGGTATTGATAAAGGCTTGTTTAACGTGCTGGCATTTATTACCGCTTTAGGTTTTCTATTTCTGTTTTTGTACTTGTTTTTAAATATTGAAGGAGCGAGTGAATGATGGAATTATTCAGCGCAGATGAAGCAAAGTTATTAACTGAGACTATGAAAAATAACAAGCAGTTAGATGATTTAGTTAAAAAAGTATCTGCTGAGATAAAAAAGAGAGCAATGGACGGCGGCAGTCGATTGTTTTTTGAGGATAAGGATTGGCACAACGGTTATGGCAAAACATATAAGCTGGCTAGCGAGAAGTTAGTCAGCAGCGGTTATAGCGTTAAGTCGCATATCGAACAATTTGCGCCTAATGGTGGCAGACCTGATGACTTCTACGGCGTCCTTATAGAGTGGTAGATAAATAAAAACCGCCCACGTTGGCAGACGTTGGCGGTTTAGGCTGGCAAGTAACAGAGCAATGTTATCGCATGTTGATTATATATTAATTTGAGGATTGAATCACATGCAGATGACTAATAAACAGATGGTATTGGAAGCCGCTATTGATTTGCATAATCAAGGGCAGGTTGTGTCACGAACAACACTAGAGGCAGTGCTCAGCTTAAAAAGAGTCAGCATAACGGAGAGTTTATCCATTCTTGAAGAAGAAGGGCTACTCGATAGAGTGGTGAATGGTATTTATGTGCCAGTGATTCAGCACCCAGAGTCGCGCATTATCACTAAAACCAAGCTTGATGACGGCACAGTGAGTTTATCGATATCGGAAAAAAGAGGTGATATAGTGATACTGCTTACGCCACGTGAGGCGATGACAGTGGGCGAATATTTTATGTTCGAGGCTTTGCAGATGAGTAATATGCAGGCAGGACATATAGCAACCGCAGAGATAGCGCAATCTAGGCGTGAAATGAAGGCAATGCGCAAAGAAATCACGCAGTTAAGAGTTATGATAGATAAAAAGCCCTTTGAGTTAACAAGTAAAGAGGCGTAACTTGCCAGCAAGATAATATGGAGGTAATCATGAATAATCAATTTTATTTTAATGCCATGGATAAGATAAAGGACGGCTCGATAGATTGGGTGAATGATACCGTCAAAGCTATGTTTGTTAATACGCAGTTATACAACTTTGACGCTGAGCACTCTACTTTGTCAGATATTCCTTTGTCAGCGCGTGTCGATAGAGCTGTGCCATTGACCAACAAGAGGTTTGTTTTTGATGCAGCCGATGCAGACGATGTGTTCTTTGAGTATCTTATTGGTGCTATGGTTGGTGGCTTAGTGTTGTATAAAGATAGCGGCGAAGATGATACCAATGATTTAATTACCTATATTGGCAACTGCTTTGGTATGCCTTTTCTGCCCAACGGTGGTGACGTTACAATCACTTGGGATAGAGGTTTGAAGAAGATATTTACGCTATACGACATGCCAGCCACTACACGTAGTTGTGCATAACCTGCAAACTTACGCATAACAATCACCTAAACCTCGCTAAACGTGAGGTTTTTTTGTGCTCGATGATTGGTGATTGCTTAATAGTTGAATGAAAAACGCTTAATCATGCTCGCCTACGCGCATAAGCGTGCATGACACCCCGTTAAGGTTCGCACTTTTCACGTACAGACCCTAACATCAAGCTATTAAAGGCGCTTGGAGTGTGTGATGAGTAAGAAAGTTAAAAAAGTCGAGGTCGATTGGGAAGAGATTGAGCGTTTATATCGCGCAGACTTACGCACATTCGCTCAACTAGCCTCAGATTTTGGCGTCGCTGACAGCACAGTTAGGCGTCGCGCTAAAAAACATGGTTGGAAGCGTGACCTCAAGAATCGAATTAAAGAGCGCGCAAACGCAATCGTGCAAGAGCGCGCAGTGCAATCGCTGGCAAGTGACATGGTATCTAGCGACGACATGACTATCGAAGAGAATGCACAGATCACAGCTAACGTGCGCTTATCACATCGCCAAGATATTGGTACAGCTCGAAAGCTATCTATGACCTTGCTTGATGACTTACAAGCACAAATAGGTTCAGAGAACAGAGCACGCTTAGAAGACTTGTTTATTGCGGCACTACAAGCAGAAGTGGTCGATGCCAGTCAACTCGAAGCATACGAGCGTGTCACGTCTCTATCTAATCATGTTCGAGTTATGAAAGAGCTTGCAGACACCATGACCAAGCTTGTGACATTAGAGCGTCAAGCATACGGACTTGATGATATGGATAGCTCACCGGTCGATGCACTCACCACATTGCTACACAGTATTGCTGCTAATAACGGCAATGCCTTTAGTGTGGTCAAAGATGATCCTGAGTATGACAAGCCAGCGACTAGCGCTATTGGCGTAAGTGAGGATGATGATGCGTAAGCGTTCGCGGTTACTTAGGGTTGTCATATTGCCAATCGATATCGCTTGTGTCGCTTACACCAAGCGTAAGAAGCGTAAGAGCGACGTGAATGACTAACGTAGTACACAACACAGCCCTTAACCCACTTCCAACGGATGCGGCAGAGCTAGCACGTTGCCTATCTGACCCTATTTGGCGTGTGTTCAGTGGTTGTTTGTATAAGATTATGATCAAAGGTGATGATGAAGAAGACGTAGAAGCTGAAAGCTATGTCGTACCGTTCAAGCCGAATGAAGCACAGCGCAAGTTTGTAGATAGATTGTGGCACCGCAATATCATCTTGAAAGCACGCCAGCTTGGTTTTACCACGCTGATTGCTATCTTGTGGCTTGACCATGCTTTATTTAATGCTGACCAGCGTTGCGGTATCATCGCTCAGGATTTAAAAGCGGCAGAAAGTATATTTCAAGACAAGGTTAAGTTTGCTTATGAGAATTTACCGATTGAAATACGTGACCGCTTTCCGCTGGTCAAGGATAGCGCAAGCGAATTGAGGTTCGCGCACAATAACTCGTCAATGAAAGTGGGCGTATCTATGCGCTCAGGTACGTTTCATCGTCTGCATATTTCAGAGTTTGGCAAAATCTGCGCTAAATATCCAGACAAAGCCGTCGAGGTTATGACTGGTTCAATCCCTACTGTGCCTGGTAACGGTATTTTAGTGATTGAGTCAACTGCTGAAGGTCGAGAAGGTGACTTCTTTCGCCTTACTCAGATGGCACAAAAACACTTCTACTCGCGTAAAAAGCTATCAAGCAAAGACTATCGTCTGCATTTCTATGCGTGGTGGCAAGAAGCAAACTACCGTGTCAACTCGCGCACCGTCGATATCACTGATAAAGAGCATGAATACTTTGATCAAGTCGAGCAGATAGCCAAGCGTGATATGGGTATCGATATGAAACTCGACCCCGATCAACGCGCTTGGTACGTCGCAATCAAGAACAGTGACTTTGTTGGCGCAGAAGAACGCATGTGGCAAGAGTACCCGTCATTTCCCGACGAGCCTTTTCAAGTATCTACCGAAGGACACTACTACGCCAAGGATATGCTACAGCTACGTAAGCGTGGCGGCATTACTCACATAGACGAATTAGACATGCCGGTTGATACGTTTTGGGATATCGGCAACTCAGACGGCTGTGCGATATGGTTCCTTCAGCACATGAATGGTCAAGATAGGTGGATTAGATACTACGAAGCACACAACGAGACGCTGAAACACTATGTCGCAGAGCTGAGAAGCTATGGCTATGTGTTCGGACGCCACTATCTGCCGCATGATGCAGATCATAGACGACTATCAGATACCAACAAATCAACACGCGAGATGTTAGAAGACTTAATGCCGGGTGAAGCCTTTGAAGTCGTGCCAGCAATCAGCGAGCTAATGAACGGCATACAACAGACTCGCGCTGCAATGAAAGGTTATTACTTCGATGAGCTTGCCTGCCAGCTAGGTATTAAGCGACTCGAAGGTTATAAGAAAGTATTTAGCAGTAAAGACAATCGCTATGCGAACAGACCAAACAAAGCCAACGGTTGCTCAGAAGCAGCCGACGCTATTAGACAACACGCACAAGCAAAAGAGGCTGGCTTGCTGGATCGGTCAGATAAAACAGACACTTACGAAGAACAAGACGCTGACGACTGGCGCGTAATGTAGAGGATTGAGATATGAGTATTGATGTGACAGACACGCCGGCCGATGACCAAGCATTGTCATTGATTGAGTATCAAGAGATTATAGCTGAGATTGAAGAGCAACCACGCTGGCGGCACATTGCAGATTCAGAGATGGATTATGCAGACGGTAATCAATTGGATGGCGAGTTATTAAAGAAGCAGCGCGATCTTGGCTTACCGCCTGCTATCGAGAACTTAATTGGTCCAGCGCTCAGAGCTATTCAGGGTTATGAGGCGACCGTGCGAACTGATTGGCGTGTGACGCCTAATGGTGAAGTCGGTGGTCAAGATGTAGCAGATGCCCTCAATTACAAAATCAATCAAGCTGAGCGTAACAGTAAAGCCGATAAAGCGTGCAGCGATGCTTTTGAGACGCAAATCAAGTGTGGTCTTGGTTGGGTTGAAGTGAGTAAAGAGACAGACCCGTTTAAATATCCTTATCGTTGCCGCAAGATACATCGTAACGAGATACATTGGGATATGCGAGCTGTGGAAGCTGACTTGTCTGATGCTCGTTGGTTAAGACGCGCTAAGTGGTTACGTCCTGAGCGTATCGCCTTGTCCTTCCCTGACCATAAAGAGAAGATTATGCAGTTGGGTACGCATGGCATTGACTCATGGCATATGTCGCCAAGCTATGATGGAGGTGCTAGTACAGGACTTGCTAACTCACATGGTGATGGTCGTAGCTATACGATGCACGAGGAGCGCTGGTACAATCCAACCAATAAAGAGCTGTGTGTGTTTGAGTTGTGGTATCGCAGATGGGAAGCCGCGACGGTTATCAAGACGCCAGATGGGCGTGTCGTTGAGTATGATGAAGACAATCAGAATCATGTCATGGCTGTGGCTGCTGGCATGACCAAGCCTATCACTGCTACTGTCACTCGTATGCGTCGCTCGTATTGGTTAGGACCGCATTTATTGCATGATGCACCAAGTCCGTACAATCACACTCACTTCCCTTATGTGGCATTTTGGGGCTTTCGTGAAGACGCGACTGGCATACCTTATGGCTATGTGCGTGATATGAAATACTCGCAAGATAGTCTTAATAGCGCATTGGCTAAGCTACGTTGGGGCATGGCTGTTACTCGTATGGAGCGCACCAAAGGCGCTGTTGATATGACTGACGCGCAAGTACGCAAGCAAGCAGCAAGACCGGATGGTGATATCGTGCTTAATCAAGCGCATATGTCTAAGCCTGGTGCGCGTTTTGAGATTATCCGCGACTACCAGTTGACTGATCAGCATTATCAGATGCTTGCCGAGAACAGGGAGTCAATCAATCGCACCAGCGGTATTACTGACCCTTTTCAAGGTAAAGGCAACGCACAGTCTGGCTATCAAGAGCAGCTGCAAGTTGAGCAGAGCAATCAATCTCTAGCCGATATCATGGATAACTTTAGAGAGGCGCGTAAGCATTTAGGTGAGCTACTGCTATCAAACATCATTGATGACTTAGGGCAAGATCCGCAGACGATTATTATCGAAGGCGATGCGGTCACAGAAGAGCGCTCAGTGGTTATCAATGCACCAGAGCGTGACCCTGAGACTGGACAAGTCTATCTATCGAACGATATCAGCAAGACTCGCTTGAAAGTCGCGCTTGAGGACGTACCGAGCACTAACAGCTACAGAGCACAACAGTTGAACGCACTGAGCGAAGTCATTAAGGCATTGCCTGAGAAGTATATGACCCCAGCACTGCCACACATGCTGTCACTAATGGATATACCGAATAAGAAGAAGTTTATCGAAGACGTGAAAGCCGTTGATATGCAGCAGACGCCCGAAGAGATCCAGCAGCAGATTGAGCAAGCAGTACAAGACGCGCTGGTTAAAGCTGCTAACGATATTAAACTACGTGAGATTGAGCTTAAAGAGCGTAAAGCGGATAGTGAAGTTAAAGGGCTTGATGCTAAGGCTGTACAAATCGGTGTCAACAGTGCGTTTGCGGCTATGCAGGCAGGTGAGAAGATTGCTATGGTTCCTCAGATAGCGCCCATTGCTGACGAAATCATGAAGGGCGCCGGCTATCAGTTACCAACACCAGGCGGCGTAGACCCAGAGTTCCCAACTGCTAATAATGTTGTGCCAAGCAATGCGAGCCAGCCAGTAGTTGATAATCAAGAATCAGAGTATCAAGCTGGTGGATTACCAGGCGACACATCACCACTCACGCCAGCTAATCCCGATAGTCCAGCAGTAGGCGCAAACCAAGGAATAGAAACGCTTAGAGCTGATTAATATGGTATAATTGCTAGACAAAACAAAGCCTTACGTTCTGATAAAACGTAAGGCTTCTAATCACTTATGTCACTGGAGGACATGAAATGACTGCCGATAATATTACCACGGAAACACAAGTTTGTTCAAAGTGTTTAATCGAGAAGCCTTTAACTGATTTCTATAAAAGAAACAACGCAAGAGGCGTTAGGAGGGATTGTAAAAGATGTGCGATAGCGAGAGTTAGTGACCACGCAAAATTAAATCGAGATAAGAAGCTTGTTTACCTTAAAGATTGGCGTCAAAAGAATATCGAAGCAGTTAGAGAGATTGATAGGGTTAGATCCAGAGAGTATAGAGAAAAATTTCCTGAAAGACGAAAAGTAATTAATAAAAAATACAGAGAAAATAATAAAGAGAAAGTAGCTGAATCAGGTAAGAGATGGAAACAAGCGAACCCTGAGGCTGTGCGATTGATGAAACAGCGAAGAAGGTGTCGCAAAGGTGCTGAGGTTTTATCGAAAGGGATAATTAGAAAGTTATACAAACTGCAAAAAGGTAAGTGTCCATGTTGTAATCAAAAGCTTGGGGATGACTTTCATCTAGACCATGTGATACCACTTGCTCTTGGTGGTGAAAACACAGATAGAAACATTCAACTATTACGAGGTATCTGTAATCTTAGAAAGAGCGCTAAACACCCTGTAGATTACATGCAAAGCAAAGGCTTTCTTCTCTGATAACTTGCCAGTGGAGTGATATAATAAGTAGGTCAGATAAGTTGTTAGATAGCTTCTAAGGACTGACAAGCGCGTTACGCTAGACGCGCTTCTGACACCCTCACTAGCGATTACTAATAGCGAGTAATGATATGACCATAACCCCACAAGAGATAGACGCCTTACGGCACGAGTTTATCACGCAAGCGATTAACTACCGACTAATAAGCGACCCAATAGCACGCGCAAGCGGTAATGTAGACTACTGCCGTAAGTGCTTTAATATTGCACTAGAAAATATAGGTAGGCGCAACCTATCGCATATAAATATGCCGAACATCCCTGAAAGAGACGGTGTGCGTATCGCATCTACTTTTATCCAAGGTTATTTGACCGCTAAGAGTATCGATGAAATAGAACAACCCACAGACCGTTTCGCAATGGGAACGCCAGACGTTGCTCATGCTGGCAAGCAATCCGAAGTTAAACTATCAACAGGTCAGACTTGGACGCACAAGCAGAAAGGTTATGATGTGAAGATAAATTCTATAAATCGAACTGGTGCTTTGGCAGTTGAGGAAGTGGCAACAGGTCAGAGAGATGGTTTTTGTAGAGCCGCTTTCTTAGATACGTTTGCTCCTAAGAACAAGGAAGGTGAGTTGTGATACCAGTTAATAATAGGGGTGAAGTGGATAAGGAGTTAATCCTACTGCGGATAGATTACTTTGCTAACCAAATCACTCGCACTATCCGCAAGCAAACCGCTATTGATGCGCTGGCAAGACTGAACGCTGGACTTGCCAACATTCCACCTAAGCGATTTATGATGGCTGGTCGTCAGCTTGGCTTTACTAGATCCCACATGCAATGGTTGTGGCGCGTGAATACTGAGCGTGCTTATCTTGAGAATGTTATTAACGAAGGATGGAATGGATAATATGAACATCGACTTACTTATGAATGGTCAAGCCGAAGCGGTCAGCCTGAGTGAGCAGGGCATGACTGTCACTGAGTATCTGTACAGCTTTACGAGTAGCGAAGACGCGCCAGCAACCATGATGGTGAATACTGCCAACGGTGAGTTGATACGTGAGAGCTTAGAGTCTGCGCCAGCCGAACTATCACAGAATGATGTGAGTAACCCTAGCAGTCAGATGCGCATTACCATCAACGATATGCTAACCGACGATGATGTGATGCTATTTAGAGCTAAGCCCAAGACGCAAGGTGTGGGGATTGGTGAGGCGTTGCAGCAGTTGATAGCTGACCAAATGGGTGTGAGTGCTGATCTCTTAGGTAATAGAGATTGTTTGAGTAGTACAGCTCGCGAAGTGGAGAGCAGAAACCGAGATAGTGAGGCAAAGCTATGACTCCAACACTAATCAATCGAACCATAGCGCAGCAGTCAATCATGTATCGCCTTGATTATCTAGCCAGCCAAATGCCACCTAAAGATATGGCGATATCCATTGGTCGTCAACTAGGCAAAACAACAAGACTTATGCGCTTGCAGTCTCTAATGCTAGAGATTCAGCTAACACACCAGCAGCTAGCCAATAGCATGAAAACCAATGAGGTGAAATCATGAGCGACGATACCGTTACATACACCGCTGAGCTAAAGCTACCTACTATCGAAGCCAACCTAATGAAGTATGGTGAGATTCGAGAGCTAAAGCACCCTTGGTTTAAGTGCGCGTTTGAAGCTGGCAAGGATGGCAATCAGGTTGAGATGATACGCTTTAAGAATACTCTAAATGCTAAAGGTTATAGCACTCATGTATATTATCGCGCTCATGTAATCGAGCCTGATAAAATACTTATAACAAAGGGTTCGATTAGTATGATGTTGGTGCTCAATGGATTGCCGCCATTCAGCGACTCTACAATCGAACAGATTGATTATATCTTTGAAACCTTGGATCAAGAGGTTCGAGATAGCATGCAAGCTGAGGTTGATAGGATTATGTCCGAGAAGCCATTACAGAAGGTTGAGGTATGTAAGGGTATTCCTGTTAAGCGCAGTCCGTATCGCGATGGCGATTGGTTCGAGTCGTGCAAATCAGATGACCATGATTAGGGATTAGACGATGAACCAGAACATAGAGCAAGTCAGTCACCCAAGAAGTGCTATCAGCAAAGAGCTTTATGATAAGTGTATGGATAAATTAACTGGTGCAGATAAGTTGCTGGCAAGTCTTGAAGGTGTTATAGCTATTACCAGCAATCCCAACCCTAATCCTTTCGAGCAGCTTATGAAAGAAGTTCGCGCCATGCCTAAGAAATTCGAGCCAGCACCATTTGAGATGCAGCCGTTTGAATGGCCTAGATATTTAGATAGGTCGTGTATGATTAAGATTGATGTAACTAAAATACCATAAGTAGTAACCAACCCATCCAAAGAGGCAATACCTATGAGCTTAACAGCAGAACAGACATTAATGCATGAAGTAGTAAGTCTAATATCTGATAAGTACACCACTGGACAAACAGATAGACTGGTAGAAGACGCGAAGAAGATAACTAGCGCTATCTTGAATTATACCAACGACAAGAAAGACGAAAAATAACACTAGCCAGCCTTAATACCTCAAATCCAAACCACCTTCGCGGTGGTTTTTTTGTGCCCGTCAATCGCTGGCAAGTCTCAGCACCCCTATAAGGTTGGCGCATTTTAGCCACGCCTAGTAAATTGTTGTTAAGCCATTCGCTAGATGGCGAAACCTGTTTTTTAACGGTAGCCCTCCGACATGGGTAAAGGACAGATTAATGACAGTTGATGCAAATAGTTTGAATGATGACAGCTTAGATGATGGTGATTGGTCGCCTCAACAAGCAGCGCAATACTTGGAAGACAGTATGAATGGCGATACCGCGCAAGCGGATAGTATCGAGACGCCAGCCGATACCGCAGCAGACGAAGTGATTGACAAGCCAGCAGAAGATAAGGCAGACGAGCAAGACGAAGCAACACCTGAAGCACCGTCGGACGATGAGGCAGAAGGTGAGAAGGTCGTGATGGCTCGTGATGGTTTTCATACCATTCCCTATGAAAAGCTGGTCGAAGCACGTGAGCGTGACCGCGTATCGCAAGAAGCGTTAGCCGCTGCCAATGCTGAGTTAGAGATTCTACGCAAGCAACCTAAGCCTGATACCGCTGTGGCAACGCAGCAAGAGCAGGACATTGAGACGGCACAGGCCGCAATCGATGCTGGCGTAGACCCTAACCAATTTGGAGACTTCTCCGAACAAGCTCTGGCAGATGGTATTAAGCGCTTAGTTAATGCCGATGTTGCAGCACAAGTCAAAGCTCAGGTTGCAGAAGCCTTAAAGCCGATGCAGCAAAAAGAGCAAGAGAGTGCCGCGCAATCTCACATGCGTACCATCTATGAAGCACACCAAGATGCCGACTCTATCGTTGAGAGTGGCGAGTTTGAATCGTGGAAGGCGTCACAGCCTAGCTACATTCAAGCCGCACTCGATGGAGTATTGCAGCAAGGTACTGCCGAACAAGTGGTCGAGCTACTCAATAACTATAAGCAGTCAACCAATAGCACGCCTGAACCTGCCAAGGCTGAGCCATCGAAAGATGAGCTAAAAGCCAAGGCACGTGAGGCAATCAAGAACACAGCGCCCGTCGTGCCTGCCAGTCTAAGCGACATACCTGGTGGACACAAAGGCGCAACCAATATCACTGAGCAGATGGCTTCTATGTCTCCGATGGAATTGGCTGAAACAATGATGGACTGGTCGCCTGAAAAGCGCGAGCAATACTTAAATAACCTTTAGGAGTGGCACAGATGGCTACCACAACCCACGCCGCATACGGCGATAAATCGAACATGCGCGTACAAGCCGCTGGCGTGTTCGCAACCCACATGCGTCGCAACGGCACCATGCAGAAGCTAACAGGCAAGATGCCTAAAGGCATTGCTGGCGCTGAAGCGACTGTTCGCAAACAAACCACTCAGCACATGCCTATCGTCCAAGTACAAGACTTGGGTAAAGGCACTGGCGATGAAGTGACCTTTCACTTACTGAATCCAGTAGGCGCTAAACCGATCATGGGCAGTAAAAATGCCGAAGGTCGCGGTACTGGAATGAGCTTCACAGAAGATAAGCTACGAGTCAATCAAGCGCGTTTCCCAATCGATATGGGCGACACGATGACGACTATTCGTAATCCGGTTGACTTACGAGCGATGGCACGCCCACAAGCCGAAGCATTAATGGCGCGTTATGTTGACCAGACCTTGCTAGTTCACATGGCTGGCGCACGTGGCAAGCAAAACAACATTGAGTGGGTTATCCCTACCAATGATGATCCTAAGTTCAATGAGATCATGGTCAATACGGTCAAAGCGCCTACTAAAAACCGTCATTACTTAGCGACTGCTGATGCGATTCAGTCTTTTAGCGTAACTGCTGGCGAGATTAATATCACCTCGTCTGACATGCTAAAAATGGACACCGTTGACTCGATGAAGTCAATGATGGATCAAATGGCGCTACCACCACCTATCGTCAAGTTTGAAGGCGATGTGATGGCAGATGATGACCCACTGCGCGTCTGGATGATGAGTCCTGCTCAGTACAACAAGTTTGCTGCTGATCCTACGTTCCGTCAATTCCAAGCTGCCGCTTTATCGCGTGCCGCACAAGCTGCTGGTCATCCGCTGTTTAAAGGTCAAGCAGGTATTTGGAATGGCTTTTTGATTATCAAGATGCCACGGCCTATCCGCTTCTATGCTGGTGATGAAATGCAGTATTGCACCTCATTCACAAGTGAAGCAGAAGACAAGGCCATCGTGCCAGCCTCATTCGGTGAAAACTTTGCCGTTGACCGTTCGCTTATCTTAGGTGGGCAAGCTATTGCTGAAGCTATGGCAGCGCACAAAAATAGTGGTATGCCATTCTTCTGGTCAGAAAAAGAGCTAGATCATGGCGATAAGATGGAGCTATTGATTGGCGCTATTCGTGGCGTCTCAAAGATCCGTTTTGATGTTGCTACTGGTAACGGGAACGAGTTCACAGATTACGGCATTACTGTCGTCGATACTGCGGTCAACTCATTTGGCCGTGGTCTGTAAGGCTATCGCTAAGCGCTTGAGATAGCGCTTAGCACATTAACTCATAAAGATAGGAGATAGCCTTATGGCTACGATTAAATCAAACAGTGAGGTTATGACTCACTTCTATACCGTCACAGCGCCTTACGGCAATAGCACCACACAAGCCTATCAGCTTAAAGCCAATACTGGCGGTGTACTTGCTAACAGTGACTCGACGACTGCGCCAAAAGCTGGTGACATTATCGACTTAGGCGAGCTGTTAGAAGGTTGGTGCTTAACTGATGCTCAAGTGTTTATCACTGACGGCTTAAGTGCTTCCACCACTGGCAAGCTAGGTTTTGCTTATTCTGATGGCGAAGATGATGCAGACGTTCCGCAAGATGATGGATACTTCATCAAAGCTGGTGCTGACCTTGCTACTGCTGGTCGCCTACGTGCTGACGGCAGCAAGCTGGTTATTCTGCCTAAGTCTGCCCGTTTAATCCTAACCTTGGCTGGTGTTACTAACGCAAAAGCAGCCGACATTAAAGTGACGGTAACGGGCGAGCTGACCGGTTATCGCTAACCTGCCAGCTTAGAAGAAGTCTAAACGATAAATAATAAATAGGCTGGCTGGTTTCAGTCAGTCTATTTTTTTAGGAGCAAACCAGCGATGAGCACAAAAGATGAAGTATCGATTAAGTACATTGGTAAGCGTGAGCCGTGGCATGACCGTCTCTACCGCACTGGCCTTGTCTTTGATTGCGATCAAGTACGCACTATCCCTTGGGATATGGCGCGCAAATTTTTACGTCACGAAGACCTTTTTGAAAAGGTGGATGCTGATGCGAAAGACGAAGACGATGCGACTGATGATGCGCCAGAAGATGATGCGCAGAATGAAAGCGATGAAGCGACTGATGATACGCAAGCATTGCTTGATGAGCAAGAAGCTAAGAATAAAGACAAAGATGACGAGCAAACAGAGCTACAGGCTTTGTATGACCAGGTGAATGTGATGGACAAAGAAGCGCTTAAAGACTTTGCTCAAAACCATTATCAGCAAAATACCAATAACTCTAAGTCGGTCGAAAACATCCGTATCGATGTAAACGGCATGATTGATCAGTTCGGAGCACCGTAATGATTTTGTCTGAATTGATACGACGGTTTCGTACCGCAGCGTTTGATAACGAGCAGCCGTATCTATTCACTGACGAAGACATTACTGACTGGTTAAACGATGGCGTGAAAGAAGCGGCTATTCGTGGTCGACTCATTCATGAGTCTAGCAATTCGGCTGTATGCAGTATTGGTGTGACAGCTCAGCAATCCTCTTATCCTTCGCACGAATCTATTTATGAGATTACCAGTATTAGATGGTTAGGCAATACCGAGAGTGAGTCTAAGAAGCTAAGCCTAGTATCTCCTGAAGAAATCGAAGATATATATCGAGGCTGGCAAGATAAGTGGGCGCATAGACCTGAGTACGTTATTCAATACGACACCTACTTACGTATCGTGCCATCACCGCTTGATGCTGGCACGTTGCACATCGAAGGCTATCGCACACCAATCGCGCCAATGGTGCTTGATACCGATCGACCTGAGATTAACATCATTCACCATGAGTACCTTATTCAATGGGCGCTACATAAAGGCTTTGGGATTCCAGATTCTGAGGTTTTTGACATGAACCGATCCGCATTGGCAGAGCAGGAGTTTACCGATTACTTTGGTGCGAGACCTGATTCAGATTTAAGGCGTATCACACGACACGACGTTCCCCATGTGGTTACCCCATTTTGGGTTTAATTTAATATAGGAGACAGCCTAATGGCTAACACGTTATACGATGCCGCACGTAAGCGGTTCTTAGAAGGGCAGATTAACTGGCAGACTGACACCATCAAAGTCTATCTTGTTGATACTGGTGCTTATACACCGCAGACGCAGACGCATGAGTATTTATCTGACATTGCAACGTCAGCACGTATTGCTGGACCAGTTACTCTAACAAGTAAAGCTACCGCTGGTGGCGCAGCTGATGCAGCTGATATTACTTTCACGTCTGTTACAGGCGCGAGTATTGAGGCTATTGTTATCTATAAAGATACCAGCTCAGAAGCGACCAGCCCACTGATTGCTTACATAGACACGGCAACTGGATTACCAATAACGCCGAATGGTGGAGATATTATTGTAACTTGGGATAACGGAACAAATCGTATTTTCAAACTTTAAATGTCGTATTTTAGTGGGTTTTTGTTTATAATATAAGCTTAATTAAACAAGGATATTATTTATGAAAACCTGTACTAAATGCAAAAAGTCAAAAGCAGTTAAAGACTTCCCTAAGTCTGGTGGCAATGGCAAGATTTCATCTTGGTGTAGAGGTTGTCACAGCCAAAGAGCAAAGGGGCTGAAAGAGGACTTAGCTAAAAGCAACCTAGAATTTATAGGTACTGATCCTATTGGTATGTTAGAGAAAGAGCTGGAAAAACAAAACCTAACAAAGCGCTGGCTAGCAGATAAAATTGGAGTTAATGAGCAGACCGCCTATAAGTGGTTTAATAAAAAAATACTCCCAATGCAGAAAAACCTGCTAGCAATGTACGAAGTAATAGGTGTTGATCTGCCTGTCAATCTCAAAGTGGATGAGGAAGGTCGAATACCACTAGGCGTTGGCGACTGTCCTAACTGCGGTATAAGATTTCCTATCTACAAGTCTGGTAAAAAGTTTTGTTCACGAGAATGTCAAGGTATCGAGTTATCAGAACGGCAACACGGCGTTAATAACCATAATTATAATAACGGAGAGTTCGTCACCAACCACGCTGGCGGCGGCTACATCAAAGAGCTTTGTAATGGACACCCAAACGCAGATGCAAGCGGATATGTTATGCAACACCGATTAGTGGTTGAAAGGGAGCTAGGCGTAATACTAGATTCCAGCCAGCGCGTACATCATAAGAATGGTGATAGAAAAGACAATAGACCTGAAAACCTAGAGTTATGGGTTGGTATAGGTTCTTCAAAGAAAGACCCTCATGGGGTTCGCGTAATAGACAAGGTGATTGATATGCTAACGCTATTAAAACCTGACGAACTACAGCGTATCGCTGACAAGATTAAGGAGTTATTCGAATGATACCCACCATATCTGAGCTAGGCTATGAAAACGCCCAGCTCACCAAGAAACTTGCGATATCAGAAGCCAAGCAACAAGCATTGCTTGTTGAACGTGAGTTTTGGGTAGAGCAAGGGCGTAACGTGCAAAACGCACTACAGACCAGCCAGCGTATGTATGCCGACCTATATGATCAGCTTGGGCGCGGTGTTGTTACTGATGAAAGTATCAAAGACAACTTAGCGCTGGCAAGCGAGCAGTTATGCCAACCTCTCACTACTGTTGAAGCCATAAGAGCATTAACATCAACAATGGACAAGGCCACGCAAGGCCAATACACAGCAAGCCATGGACTGAAAGATGCAGCAAGGGCGCTAGACGAGTTTAGCGGTCATACAAAATACATGAAGCATGGCAAAGGATAATTGTTATGACAGAAGCTATTGAAAAACCAAAAGCCAAGCCGCGAGCTAAGAAGAAGCCACCTACTCAAACAGCTGGCGTGGGCGGTATCAATGCTCATGGGGGTATGGGTGATATGGTACTCCCAGCTGATTATATCGACTGGAATAAACTAATCAGCCTACCCTCGTTTGAAATGTTTGTGCTAGAAGAAAGCGGTCAGCAAGCTGGCGCGTCTGCTAGTGAATGGGTAGTCGCAAGACGCGCTGGCATGGGCGATAAGCCGTTATATGAGTTATATTCTAAGTGGCATAAAGCTAAAGGTTGTTGGCCTGACGAGACACCAATGGGCGCACTAATACAAGGGGCTAAGTAACCATGTCTGATGCAGCCATTGCTTACAAGCATTATAGAATTTACATTACAACCACCCCACGCAACGATTACGCCACCATTAATCAGTTGCGTCTATTTGAATCAGTATCGAAAACTGCAACCAACATTGCTACTACATTAAGTGGCGCGACAGCTACCAGTAGTGGCAATTACAATGCAGGGGTTGGCCCTGAGAACATACTTACTGAAACTGGTTATTGGGAATCTAGCAATACAACGAGTCCAAAATGGGTTGTTGTTTCTTATGAAACCGCTAAGTCTGTAAGGGCTTTTGAGCTAATAGCAACTCAGTACGAAAACGAAACACCAAAAGATTTTAAGTTTCAAGGGTCTAACGACCAAACGACTTGGATAGATATTGAGGCTGTAATAGGAAATGTATCGTCTGCGTATTTAAGCGCGCCATATTTAGATTTATCAGGAACAAGTAAGTTAGAGTCAGGCGATAAGTCGTCAAGGGTTTTGGTTTATGACTGGCTTACAGGAGCTTTGTTAAAATCTATCGTACCTAGTTTTAATGGCATTTGGTCTTGCCCACTAAGGTATGACGATGACGTTTTTGTGACGCATTTAGGAACGAGTGGTTACGAGCCAAAAACTGACGGCCCTATAAAACCTTATTCAAGGCAGTAAATGCTATGGGCGTGTATGCTCCATCAAGATATAATAAAATAGATGCGATACTTAAAGGCGGTTATACACCGCCTTTAAGTTATGGGTATAACACAACGCTAAGCTCTAGCGGTTTATACATATACCTGCCGTCAAGATACAATAGTATTAACGCTGTGCTAAAGGCTAGCTATACACCTCCAGCTAGCAACAATTACTTCACCACATTAAATCTTGTTCTCGACAACGTAGCACCACCCGAAGCTCAGTATATTTTTGAAGCTGGAGGGGTGCTATCCTCCGTTGTCAGCACTAATTCTCTTGTACAAAACAAACGCCAGTACCTATTGCCTGTCGGTTTGTTGTCTCAAGTTTTTTCTGAGCCTAAGATATCGCAACGTCAGTTTGTTTCGCTTTCTTACGACAAGAATAGATTAAGCACTAACATAGTCCTGAAACTAGATAGTAGTTACAACCCTAATCTAAACTATCGCAATGTGTCGCTTTATGAGCGCGGTATAACTACCTTCTTCTCTAAGCCAAATGTCAGAAGCCGAAATGAAACAGTATCAGAAGCATCCCTATACGATCAGTTAAATATAGGTGTTCCTGCCATAAGGCTGAATAGCCAAATCGCATTGGTAAAAGCTATTGACTCTCAGCGTTTTGGGCAGATTGGTATTATTAACAAAAACCAACGTATCACTACTATTGGTTATGATCAGTTGGTAACTGGTATTGCAGACGTTTTTAACTCAACTCAGTACCGATACCTTAGTGGTTTTGACTCATCACAATACGGTATCGCTTACCTTATAGGTGGCGTTAAGTACCTAGAGCTAAGCGGTATTAGCTCCAATGTTTTTGGCTCATTAGTTTTAACCAACACAACAGCCGATCAAGAAGTAACACCGTCCGGTATTAGCAAGTTAGATATGCCAGCGCCAACCGTATCACCTCGCATACTGTATGCAGCTGGTATTAACAGTTTGTCAGATGGTTTGCCGGAGGTGCGCGACCCATCAGTCAAGCCATTAGGCGATGAATATTCAGCTTACGGCACACCTACCGTATGGTTTCATACGAGGCCATTAGTACCAGTAGGCATGTATAGCTATGAGTCTGGCTATCTAAGAATTGCCGACCCTACGCAGTTTGTGCAAGCGCCATCATTGATTGAGTCTGCTATTTTTGGTGATACCGCCATTCGCAACTTGTCATTCAAGGTTAGCGTCAAAGCTATAAATGAAAGCTCGTTTAGCGACTACGCAACCCTCACCAATAGTAATCGTTACTATGCACCAAAAGGTATCAGCTCTTTATCAATAGGCGCTGCCACAATCTACAACAAGACACCTTCTATCTTTGTGTCGAGCATTGCGCCTTATGACGCTGGCACGCCAGCAATAGGCCATGCTATCCGCTTTGTTCAGCCTAGTGGTTTTGACCGACTGTTATTCGGCTTGCCAGTTATGATAAAAGCGCCTGAGCTGCTGGTGGTTGGTCACAAGAATTCTGTGGTATCAAGCCCTACGGTTTGGTACAAGAACCGCACCATAAACTTAGATACTCGCGGCATTGATAGCTTTAAAGCTGGCAATAAAACAGTGTGGTTCGGATTACGACCTATTAATCCTAGTGGCTGGGTATCATCAAGTTATTCTGTACCACAATTAACTCATGGTGTACGGACAGTCGAACCGCAAGGTTTTAGGCGTGACGAGCTGGGTGTATCGTGGGTAGGCCAAGGAACAAGAGCATTAGAGCCGGAGGGTATTTACAAGGACTTCCCATCTAACCACATGGTAGGTGGGACACAGACGGTTAAGCCGGTAGGTTATGAAGCTACCTTATGGGGTGAGAGAATCATACCTATCAGTCAGTCTGTGCAGCCAATAGGGTTTAGGGAGGCATGGGGTAATGCTACCGCCGATCTATTCACTAAATACATAACACCAGTAGGCTATATCAGCGTAGGTCAGCAGCCAGCAGATCGTTGGGGCGATGTTGTTTTCTATAACAAGCTGCAACACATCGTGCAAAATTTTGATATCAATAGCGGTCTTGTGCCCCCTAAGTGGCCTGACTATATGCTTATTGAGAATAGAAACAAGACGATAGGTGTCACCTCATTTGTTGCCACAAAGTTTGGCTATTCTCAGATAGACAACAATGCCGCGCCACTTCTACCACTTGGTATCGAGCCGCCGCCAATAACTATTAGCATGATAAGCCACGGGATTAGGTCGATAGCACCTGAAGCAATAGATCCTGTATTAATGTCCGACTGGGGTGTAGTACATAATGCTGCGCGCGTCATTGCGCCAACTGGACTGGTTCATACCAGCGTAGGGCAACCAGTAGTTGCCAATACTAGGCGTTACTATAGCGGTGTTGGTCGGTTTGAGTCGTTAGAGACCGGTACACCAATGATTGCTTATCGCATTAGAACCATCGATATTGAGCCACGATACTCTATTGCTCCACCACAGATAAACCTACCAACCATAGGTTTATACACCAGGTATGTTGGCTTTAATGGTTACGAGACAACCAGGTACGGCACAGCTTCGCTATCAATTCATTTTAATATCATTAGCCCATCATGGGCCCATCGTGAAAAGTTTGGCGAAAGCGTGGTTCGCAATGTCACACCTGAGTTGCAAGTAGGTGCATTTGACAGCCAAGAGTTTGGTCGTGCCAGCATAAGGACTCAATGGCGTCATGTCCAAGCGCAAGGTGATACCGCTACATTGTTCGGTTTGACTAAGATTGCAGATCGTAGGCAGTTTATTGTGCCGACAAGCTGGCAAGATAGTAGAGCAAATCAATCGCTTACTGTCACAAAGACGGGCGCACCACCATACACCCCGCAAAATATATGGCTGCAAAATGAAAGCAAGCCAACTGAAAACGGTTATGGTATAGAGCCAAGCAGCGCCCCAAGTGAGCCTGGTTTAAATCAAAACGTGCTTTACCACAAAGGGCATGACTCACAAAAATTCGGTGATAATATCGTTTCGTCAAACAATCTTTATATAGACATAGGTATATCTACAAAGAATATAACGTCAGGCCCAACCGTAATAAATAAAAACAGATATATTGGTGTTGAGGGTATTGATAATAAGATTTTAGTTAGCGAAAACGCGCAAGTAACACCATTCTATATTAAGCCGCTAGGCTTTAATTATGAGGGTGACGGTATTACCTTTTCTCGAAGCAAGCTAGGTTCTCCTGTCGTCACCAACCAACATAGAGCAATTTACCCACAAGGCCATGCCAGCTCTATCGTTTATTTCCAATCTAGCATCGCATTGCAAACTAGGTACATAGAGCCGCCTACCATACGTGGCTTTGCTATGGGGTTTCCTGAGATACCGTTTACGCTAAAGACTATTGACGCTAAAGACTATGGGTTTGATAGTGAAGTACACGGCAATACCACGATAGCTTATCCTCCATACATAGGGCCGCAGACGGTATTAGCAGAAGCTATTGATGGCTTTAGTAGTGGCAACTCTCGTGTAGAGTTATTACACAGAGAGGTACAGGCTAGCGGCAGCAGCAGTCTAAGAATGGGCGCTTCTGTAGATAAAGACACGCCTTATATGTGGCAAGGATTGCGTATTGGCGAGTTTATACCAATGAGCATAGGCGCTGGTGATACCTCTTTATTCGGCAAGACAACAATAGGCTTGCGCGTAAGAGAGATACCAGTAGAGGGTTTTGTGGCTTTTAGAAGCGAGTATGAGCCAATCAAGTTTAAAGACAGAATGAAAGTGACAGGCTCTATCACTGACGAAACCACAGCGCAAGGTATTACGGCTGGTGGTATAAGTTCGCAGTCTATGGGTTCTGTTGGCATCAAACTAGGTCAGCACTTTATCAGACCGGACGGCAATTCAGATCAATTCAGAAAAGGAGCTTTTTAATGGCTAATCAAAGTCTTATGCCGTGTCGCGGTATTGATAATATCTCAGAAGATGCAGCAATGGTACAAGGCGGCAAAGAGCCTTTTGTCTTTATGCGCGATGCAGTCAATGTGAATGTCACGCCAGCTGGCAAGATAGATATGATTGCCAGTGGTGGCAAGGTGACAAGTCAGCCTTATAAACACTTATGGCAAAGCCCATTACATAAAGACGTTTTTGGGTTATACGTCAATGACTGGGTGAAAGTAAACCCTAACGGCTGGTCGTTTGAGGTTATAGCCACTATTGGCGATGGTGATGCCTACCATACGGTGCTAAACAATCTGGTCGTAGTCGCTGGTACGTATGGTTTATTTACTTATGATGGCAATGTAGCGCAGCCATTAACCATAAGCACGCCACCAGCACCTATTGCTAATGATAATGTAGAGAACATCAAGACAGATTCAAGAAGCGTAGCTATATCATGGTTGCGTGGCTCGATGGAATCTAGCCTATCTAACTATATTACCGCTGACGAGTCATCTGATATTACACTGCCTATGGTGTTTGATCCTACCGTAACTGGCGTAAATATCTATGCTACCAATGTGGGCGGCACTGATATGCAATTAGCTGGCACGATGGATAGAGCAGCGACTAACTTTGCAATCACCAAGGATCACAAGTTAGGCATGGCGGCACAGTTCGCGCACCTATCGCCTATGCCTACTGGTAAATACCTATGCTACTGGCGAGGTCGCTTAATCACTGCTACGGCTAACGTCATACGCTTTTCTGAACCACTGGCCTACCATCTTCATGATGAACGCCATAGCTTTATCCAAACTAGCCAGCGTATCACTTTTATTCAGCCCGTCGATAATGGCTTATGGGTAGGACAGGTTGACCATGTGCTATTCATTGAAGGCTCGAACCCTGATGATATGAGTATAAGTATTAAGAGCGCCCAGCCGCCAATACCGAATAGCGCCATTCAAACCAATAGCAATGATATTGGTGAGGCAGCAGAAGGTGGTAGCTTGGTAACGGTATGGCTGGCACGTAATGGTTATGTCGCAGGCAACAGCATGGGGCAGATTATCGAGTATCAAGCTGGTCGCATTGATAGCATTAATGGTCAAGACAGCACCACTGTAAGGTTGGCGCGGAGGCTGGTAACAGCGGTAAGCTAATCACGGTTAACCAAATTGTCAAAGGAGACAAAACCGTGAATTTATCTACAGCTGCAACAATGAGCGCTTTACTAGCAGCGGTAAGCGCGAATGACTACACCAATAATGACGATGGCAGTATCACAACCGGTCAAGGTATCACTGCCAAAGGCGAATACTTTGACCGCATCAATGGCGGTGAGTGGACGCGCACAGAAAATCTAATCCCCACCGAAGGCCTAGCGCACATCCTAAACGTCGCGCTTGGCACCACACCAAAACCTGCCAGCTACCACTTAGCGTTATTCTCAGCAGCCGCACAGCCAGCCGCAAACTGGACAGCCGCAAGCTTTGCCAGTACCGCCAGTGAAATTGTGAGCATGACTGAAGGTTATAGCACGGCAACACGCCCAACATGGACGCCAACCAATACCTTGACCAACTCTATCGATAATATGGCTGCTGGTAATGTCGCAAAAGTCACGATGCGAACCGCCAGCTCGTTAACGGTACAAGGTGCAGCAATGCTAACCACTAACACCAAAGGCGGTACAGCCGGAGCGCTTATCAGTGCCAGTAAATATGCAGCGCCTCGCGTGTTCCAAGATGGTGACACCTATGAGATTGGTTATCGTATCAGTCTGACTGTATAGGTGAGCTATGCACCAAGGTAGACCGTATGGCTTGCATGTCATTGGTGGCAAGCTAACAGACCGTGACGAAGCGTTTGTCTCTGTCACAGCGAAACGCTTTAGCAATCTAAAAGACTTAGCGTCGATAGATAGCTCGCGCATGGTCTACGATCTGCCTGATGGTGGTTATGTTGTGATACAAGATATGGGCGGTAACTTTCGAGTTATTGCTCATAAAACCAGTGAGATAGCGCTTATCGCTCTCGATGGTATGGCAACTGACTACATACCTATGTTGTACTCAGGCGTGATATTAAACGCCACGCCGTTTGAATCTGATGGCGTTCCTATTCGATTAACAGAAACCACTAGGCGCAGGCTGGTTGATTATAGCGGCAGCGAAGCTTTGCCACCAAAAGAAGTTGAACTACATCGCTTTCGTATTAAGTATGACGATAAGTTTAAATACTTTGAACCACAGTACAAAGGCATTCGCACCTTTACTCAATACCATAAACTACGCGCAACTTGGTACTCAGGCGCTATGTCTGAGGTAGTGCAGATTATAGGCGGTTACGGCACACAAGACAACGAAACACTACCTGATGAATTATTAGAGCGTAAAACTTTAAAGCTACCACTGGACGTAACCAAGAGTATTAGAGCTTATATTGCTAACCAGCGCTTGCCAGCCTACACGGGCATACCTGAATTTGAGGGTAAGTACAAATATGATTACCTGCACTCATTATCTAATGGCGTGTCTTTTGATGACGCTGGCAAGCCGTGGCTATTACGAATAAATGCAGCAGGCGTCTATGCTATGCCACTGCCTGTTATTCCTGCGACCACTGCTCCAGCGTTCAGAGAATACATGATTGAAGTTGGTGATGACGAAATACTACATGTTCTTAATCGCTTTGGTGGGTTGCCAAGTGGTGAGATCTTCCCTACTGGTGACGACTTCCAGGCGTGGTATAGAGCGGGCGCAATCATAAAGGTTTGCGGTACCACAGACTTTTATCAGCATTATGCTTTTTACGCAGCTTGCGGTTGGTCTTTTAATAGCCAAGGCACAGAGGGTTTTAACACCTGTTGGAGTGGTGGCGGTGAAAGTATGCGCTACGCCCACGGCTTTAAGATGCGATTAAGGTTAGGCGCTGCCACCGATAATGGTTGGACGCTCAATGCGCGTCGAATCGAGGGCGAAGATGCAATCACACTTAACAACTATATCGTCTTTTTGTTTAATCAACTGGCAGGTAATGGTGCTAGAGAGCTTGCTATACGCTACAAGGTAATGAGAACGTCAATAAATGAACTCTTAACCCACGCAGAAGCCAAGCGTGATATCAATTTTTGGGAAAACCTAATATCAAAACCTATCGCTATACATAACGGTACTGTGTCAGAGGTATCTAAAGGCAATCTTTATTGGGGCAGCCCTAACCCATTATCTTTTGGGGCGCTAAAATTCCCTGAACTCACAGGCCAAGGCTGCGAATCTTTTGACATGTCCATGCCTGAATACAAAGGCCTAAGCGAAAGATGCGATACCGTGGTGTTTGGCTGCTATGTTAATGATCAGTTAACGGTTATTAAATACTTTCTTGATGAAAGGCGTTTTCAGAAGTCAGTAGAATCTAGTTTTGAAAAAGTAATGATTGTCGGTCAGTGGGAGGAAACCAAAACCAACGCTACCAGTGGACTAATGGGTTATCTCTACACCACAGCTTTTGATGACAGGCGTGAAGCGAGCGACAGCACCACATACACAAAGTTGACAGGTAAAGATTTAGGTTATGGTAATCCAGCTTATAGTACGCCATCACTTCTATATATGTGGGGTGGATTGTCTAGGGCTAGGTACTATAGTTTTAGAACAGAGGTTGCAACTGTGACAGGCGATAGTCTCAGTGTGGCTGTGTGTGTACCAACATTCACTAGAGATAGTATGTTGTACGCATACAGCGAGACAAACTATTCAAAGTCTTATAGCGATAAAATGGAACGTAGGTCAGTTACCGACCCTACAACCTATGAAATATGGACTTATGACCCTATTTTTCACTGGATAGGTAATGGCAGTGAAGCTATTGGTGAGCCAACACCAACCGTAGGGGATTACGTTTACACTGTTTATGGAAGTTATATTGTCAACGAATACAGTTGGTTTGCTGACAGCGGTAATTGGTATGGTGTCAGCAAGGGTAGTTATAAAGATGAGACGGGCAGGCTATCAAAATACACGGACAGAAACAGCACACACCCTGCAAATGGCGTTACGGTTGGTGGTGAAGCGCCACGGCTTGATACCTATAGTAATACCAATAACGCGTACAACAATCAAATAGGACGAGTCGATGTATCTATAACCATAAAAGGCGCTGGGAATATACATAAGAATATACCAAGTGCTTTTTACTATGACTTCTCACCAGTTGAGAGTGGTGGCTCTTTGGTTTACTTCTACCGTGACGCAACATGGATTACATCAGGTACGCAACGCTATACCAATATAGACGAAAAGAAAGATAACGGACTGCGCGCTTATTGGGGTAGCACCAAACTGGTTGATCATAAGTCGGCCCATTGCTTCATAGGAGTTATTAATGAGTGATTATAGAGATGATAGCCAAGACACCGCGATAGCTTCTGATAGAACCTTTGGCGGCTTACGTGCAGCGGTTGACGAGGTATTGCGCGTATCAGACGCCCTACTGTTTGGTATTGCTATCACTCTAAGTAGTCAGGCGATTGCCAGTGACGAGGTGATTGATAGTAGCGTTCAGGTATTAAGCGACAGCGCCTTAATATCGGACAGCGTAACAGACAGCAAGCTTGCCAGCCAACTACATAGCGATAGCGCCAAAATATCAGACAGCACCAAGTACAGCTTATTTGTGGTGGTAGATGACAGCGCGAGTATTAGCGACTACTTGCCAGCAGGGGTCGTAACAGCGCTCAGTGTTGATAGCGCAGTAATAGCAGATAGCATTACTGATCGGCGTAATGTGGTCAGCGTAGTAAGTGATAGTGCCAAAGCAAGTGACAATCTAACCGCCATCATTAAGGACATGGCAGACGATAGTGCTGGCGCGACCGATAGTGTGACCGACAAACTGCGTGCTGTGCAAATGATTGGCGAGCAAGTAGCAGTCGTTGATGAAATGGTATCAACTACAGCTTATCTAGTTGAAGATAGCACACGTGCCAGCGATGACGTTATTGCTCAGCGCAGTGTCAGCACCTTGTCAATAGATAACCTATCTATAGTAGATGATTTGTTATTCAGTCGTGCGGATATCATTGATGACAGTGCAACTATTAGCGATCACAGTGCTGGCAAGTGGATAGCGCGTGGCGTATTGATTGATAGCGCAGTCATTAGTGACAGCGTGATTGATAGTATTGTTCAAAACACTGTCATCATAGATAGTATTGCGATCAGTGACGAGGTGATTGACAAGCTCGATGCTCGCGTACTGATTATTGATGGCGCAGTGATTGAGGATATCACTTTAAATAGTGGCGGCTTGCAAGGCCAAGCGTGGACAGCAAACGTCGATAGCTGGGCAATGAGCCGTTATAACCCTTATAACTATAACCGCTTGGTGGTTATTAACGATGTGCTATATGGCGAGGCTGATGATGGTATCTACCGCTTAGACCAAGAAGTGAGTGCTGTTACCGCTATCGTCAAGACGGGCAAGATGGATTTAGGTCGTGGGCAACTGACGCACCCATCGTCAGCTTACTTAGAGTACGAGCTAAGCGGCGGGGCAAGCATGACGGTCAGCAGCACGCAAAAAGGAGTAGGGCAGCAGTACACCTACATGCTACCTAACGAAGTCGCAGATGAACTCACCAACGGCCGCTTTATCTTTGGTCGCGGTCTGCGTGGTCGTCACTTTGCTTTTGAATTAATTATGATCGGTACCCACGGGCATATTAATGACCTGTCTATCGAGCACATGCCAACCAGCCGGAGAGTATAATGCCATTAACCATTAGAGGTGCGATAGCAGATAACATGCTATACCGAGCCACGGACACCGTGGTTGAAAAGATACGAGACCTAGATGGTTTGTCTAGGCGATTTAATGGCGAGCTATCCGCTGTCCTGAGTGATATTGGTAGTATTACTGTTGCTGATATACCCGCACCTATCAGGCCACAAGTACCTGAAGCGGTAGTGCCAACGTATGACATTGGCGCTTTCCCAAGCTTTGATCCTGCTAACCTAACCATTCCTGCCATGCCAAACATGACGGATATCGATAGGTTTTTAAGCAATCTCGATGTATCAGACTTAGGTGAAGAGCCGGTAGCACCGACTGAGGTATCCATTGCACCACCGCAAGCGCCCAGTCTCGAACGAGTAGACTTGCCAGCTCGTCCTGATATCGTGACCACCGTTGCCTTCCCTGATGCACCGATCATCGACCCGATTGTCATGCCTAAGCGCAACCAAACGACTATCACGATTGACATACCTGATATGCCGACCGTCGATACAGTCGCAGTGCCCGATAGACCAGACGTTGACCTAAGCGTCAATATGCCAAATGCGCCAACACTCAAAGAGTTTGACGCGCCTGATGAGCCGGACTTTGACACCAGTGTCACGCTACCAACACTCGATGCTATTGATAAATTAAACGCCCCTGAGCGCCCTAATGTCGATGTCAATGTGGACATGCCATCTGACTTTGACTTGGTACTGCCTGAACTTGCCCAACTTGAAGCGTTAAAGATTGACGATTTTGTCATGCCCGATATGAACTTGCCGGACATGCCAAACGCTGACCATCAATTCGATGAGATGGATTTTAACGAGGACTGGTGGCAAGAGCCGACCGCTTACGACCATCCGTTGTATGATGACCTGATTACCGTTGCCAGCGATATGCTCAATAAGCCTGAAAACTTTGGCTTACCTGATGCTGTGGTACAAGCGCTATTTAATAAGCCACGCGAGCGTATCAGTCAAGAGGTTGAGCGTAGTGTGCAGGAAGCAAACAACACATGGGCCAGTCGTGGCTTTAGTATGCCGCCTGGTATGCTTGCCAAACAAGTAAACGTTGCAAGGCAGGAAGGCCAGTTACGAGTCGCGGATTTAAACCGTGATATCTTCACCGAAGCAAGTAAGATGCAGATTGACAGTCTACGCTTTGCCGTTGAGAAAGGCATGGCGCTTGAACAAGCCACTTATAATCGCTGGCTTGATACGGCCAATCGATTGTTTGAAGTGGCCAAGTACAACGTCGAGGCAAACTTCCGCTTGTATGAGTATCAATTCACCATTTTTAATGCCCAGAACGAAGGCTTTAAGATACTGGTCGATACCTATAAAACCAAGCTTGATATGTTTGTCAGTCAGATACGACTTGAGATTGAAAGCAAGGTCGCCCAAGGTCAGCTTAATGCGCAAGAGTTAGAAGTCTATAAAGCAAAATTGGCTGGCGCGACCGCTGATGGCGAGCTGTTTAAAACCAAGATGCTAGCAGTACAGATGCGTGTCGATATTATCAAGGCACAGTTTGATGTCTATCGTACTGATATGCAGGCCTATGCCGAGCAGTTAGGTGCTGAACGTATTAAGCTTGAGAAATATGATATCGAGATGCGCGGCGCTGAAACTAAGGTCGGTATTGCACAGACACAAGCAGATATCTACGCTAAGAAGATACAAGCCTATGGCGGCAAGCTAGATGGCGAGCGCTTAAAGCTTGAGAGCTACAAAGCACAGATAGAAGGGGAGCAAGCCAAGCTTGGTGTGGCGCAGACACAAGCACAGATATACGGTATCGATATCGATGCTTATAACGCTAGATTAGGTGGTGAAAAGGTTAAGCTTGAGATGCACGAAGCCGCCTTGCGTGGCGAGTCTATCAAAGCCGGTATCATGCAGACCGAGGCTGGTATCTATGAAACTGATGTACGAGCAGCACTGGCACAATCAGAGTCAGGACGATTGCAGATTGCCAGCTTTGAGGCGCAGATTAAAGCCAAGCAAGCAGAGCTTGGTATTGGTGAGACGCAGGCAAGAATATACAGTAGTGATATCGATGCTTACAAGGCGCAGAACGATGCGCAAAAAGTGAAGTTTGACGCCTTTGATAGTCAAGTAAAAGCGGAGACTGCGAAGGCTGAAATCTATGACAGTACCGTAAGAGCGTATGCCAGTCGCGTACAGAGCTATGCCGCTAAAGGCGATGTCAAGGTTAAGCAGGCTCAGATTAATATTGATGCCGCACGCGCTTACGTGACCACGTACTTAGCCGATGTTGATGGCTTTAAGGCAGAGCTACAAGCAGGACTCAGTGAGGTGCAATACAATACGCAAGTATTCCAAGCTCAGGTCGATGGCTGGCGTGCACAGGTTGCGGCCAATACTGCTGATAGTGAGATGCAGTCACGTTACACTGACATGAATACCCGCACCAACTTGGCCTATGCTGAGATACAGATGAGTGAATACAATGCCAAAACCAGTCAAGCACAAGAGCAAGCACGTATCGCATTGGAGGCTGCTAAAGCCGCTGGCCAATATACCGCGCAACTTGCCGCAGGTGCGATGAGCGCAGCACACGTATCAGCAAGTATCAGTGGATCAGGCAGTGCAAGTGTCGGTTCAAGTGACAGCGAAAGTGAATCAACGAGCTATAACTACAGCTACTAATCAATTACCTGTCACGAGAAATAAAATACCCGTCACGACCGTGACGGGTATTTTTTTATGCTGACTCTTTTTTGAAAAGAGTCAGCATGTCAATAACCTCTTCAGAATAACCCTCCCTTAAAACCCTTTCAATACTATCCCTTTCAACCCCTGATTTTCTTTGACGCCAAATCTCAAACTCAGGGCTTTCTACGACTTTATCCGCATCAGGATGGGCTTTAAAGATAGCAGCAAAATGCACCTCAGTGGTTTCATCAATATTGGCATTGTTAGATTGACCTTGCTGCGTAGCAGGAATGATCACAGCAGCTGAAATACCTATCGTGAATATTGCAGCAATGGATAAGAAGTATTTTTTAAACAAACCCCTTTCGTTACTGTCAAAATCATCTTTTGGCATGAAGTAAAAAACCATGTGAATCAATGGGCTAAAAATCACTGCTGCGATTGCTAGCAAAGAATTGTAAGTCCATATGATTCGCACAGTTTGAAATAAATACCAAAGCAAGGCGACAAAAGCGATAAGCGCTGCAAACCCCATCGCAAAAATTACAACATTATCCATGGCTAAGCTTACCCCTATAAGGTTTCAAGAAACTCAGTATATCCGCCATACTCATCTAAAGTCTAATTGAATTATAGGTGATGGTTATGGCACTTGGAAATATGGGTGGCGCTGGTGGATCATGGGGTGCTAATGGAGCAGGTGGTTCTTGGGAAGAGGAAAAGAAGAAGCGCGAGCGTCAGCGTAATGGTGGCGCTTTAGGGGTGGGCGGCATAGGTCAGGCTGGACAACAAGCTGCTGCGCGTAACCAAGCCTCACAAGAAGTCAGAACCGCATACAATCCAACCGAGCAATCGCTTGCCAATAATGCAGCCACATTAAACAGTTTGGGCGTCAATGCTAAAACCCCTTATGTTACTGGCGCACCAAAGCCTGAACCAATCAACAGCTACCCGTCTGTCTATGCTGGCAAGGCTGCGCCAGCACAAGAACCTATAACCGAAACCTATGCAGATAATAACAAGCCAGCCGTAAACCCACCGCGCATTGGTTTTGACCCAGTGAGTAATCCGCAAGCCATCAAAAGTGGTGGCGGTAATGGCTTTCGTATGCCAAACGCACCTACCCGTACATGGAGCGAGCGCCAAGAGCGTGACGCGCTATTGCGTGATGCCAGTACCGCTTATAAAGGCTCACAGAATGGGCAGCTTACCGCTAAACAAATGGAGCTACGTGCTGGCATTGTTGGTGCTGATGACAAGTATAAGAATGACCAGTATGGCGCACAGCTCAGTGCAGCAAGCCAGATGTCACAAGCGCAGATGTCGCAGGATGGCGCTAATCAACGTGCGGTTCTAGGCGAGGCTGGTAGCAACAATCGAATGAACGCACAGCTTGGCTTTGATGCTGGCAAGTTTCAGCAAACCGCTGAGCAGCAGCAGCAAGCAAACAGCTTAGCCAGTCGTCGCTTGGATATTGATCAAAGCAATTCTGATGTTGCAAACTTTGCACCTAAGCAGATGAACTCGCTCTACGAGAAGTTTGATGCCGCGCAAAGCGATGAGGATAGAAGTGCTATCGCCAAGCAAATTCAATCACTAAAAGGCACGCCTGACAAGAAAAGCAAACCAGTGGTTATCACTCAGACAGGTGAGTCGCCAATACCGGGTGGCTTGGGCGGTGTTAGTAAAAATCCATCAATTATCTACAATCCTGATACTGGTGGCTTTACCAATCTACCGAAAAAGGAAATCAATTTCTCTGACCCTGAAGTCCTTGCCATTGTAGGTAATAGAGATTTAAGCGACGAAGAAATGCAAGCCCAAATTGCCGCCCTATACAGCTAAGGTAGATATCAATGAGTGACTATAAAGACAATGAAAAAGATCCAGCTTTGGATGCAGCTCGCCAGCGCAGTCAGCAAATTGCGCAGTTTATTAAAGAGAACCGCGCCGCGCCAAATAAAGGTATCGGTGGGCATGTTCGAGATTTAGGATTAACTGCGTTGTCTGGTGCCGTATCGGTTCCAGAGCTAGCGGTCGGTCTTGCTGATATTCCGACTGGTGGTCGTGTTGGTAAATTCCTAGAAAATGAAGGTGGTGCGGTTGGATTTAGACCTCGTGAAGCAAAAGAGACTATCGCTGGCGCTAAAACTAAGCGATCTCAAGAGCAGCTACAAGACTTTACTGATACCGAAGGCTTTGGAGGTAAGGTTGGTTACGCTTTAAACAACCCTTCGTTAATTACTAATACCGTGGTCGAGTCACTGCCATCCATGCTGGCAGGTGGCGTCATTGGTCGTGGCCTTGGTTTGGCTGCCAAAGGCTTATCCCCGGTTGCTGCTGGTGCGCTTGGTGAGGGTGTAGTAGGCGCAGGTCTAGCTGCTGAAGGCATACGCCAACAGACAGATGATGGTTTACTGACAGGTAAGCAGGCAGGTTTAGCTGCTGCAACTGGCGCTACTACGGCAGGCTTTGGCTTTGCTGGCGGTAAACTTGCTCAAAAACTTGGTATCGGTGACGTTGATACCATCATCGCAGGTGGTGGTCGTACTGCTAACCCAGCCGCTAGCGTTGCAGGTAGCGCTGCTGCTAATACCTCTAAAGACAAAGGTATCTTGAGACGCGGTGCAGAAGGGGCGCTCAGTGAAGGTTTGCTAGAAGAGCTACCGCAATCGGTATCTGAAACCATCCTGCAAAACGAGGCGCTAGGTCGCCCACTTGATGAAGGTGTGAGTGATGCTGCTGCGCTTGGCTTACTCTCAGGTGCCGCGATGGGCGCTGGTGCTGGCGCGTTTGCTCGCAATCGCAGACCCGATGAAAGAATAACCCCGACTGAGGACATGGGGCAAGAGGATGTAGGATATGGCTCAACCAATCCGCTAGACCCTAGTTTCAGCCCAGCAGGATTAATAGGAAATCAAGCAGCACCGCAACTCGGCTTCCAAGGCAGAGCAACCAACCAATTTAACGCAGGGCCTAATGGCGAGGTATTTACAGGCGATCAGTACAATGAGTATCTGGCACAGCAACAAGAGCGTGCTCGTAATGAGCGTGACGCCAATCAGCCGCAACCTAGAAACTTCACAGACAACACGCAGACCACCGAAGGTTATGATCAGTACGGTAACGACCCGCGCTTGCCAGCACCAAACGACTTTACCGTTACCCCTGATGGTACGGTACAAACGGGTGCCGATGTCAATACTTCTTTACAGAACGAGCAGCAGGCACGTATCGATGAGCGTGCCCGTCGTGCCCGTGGTGAGATAGTAGATAGAACGCCAGTACCCGAAGCACCAAAGCCATCTGAGCTAATGGGGCTTGATGCCAATAAAGGCAGTCTATCCGCAGCGGCAGTATTGGCGGTCGATAGCGGTGCCAGTGAAGTCGGTAATCAGATGCGCGATGTGGCAGCGCAAGAGCCACAAATGAGCGCATGGCAATCCGGCATGATGGATCGCCTTGCCAATGCCGACCAGAACAATGAAGTGTACGGCAGACTATCGCAGGCCATACAGAACGAGCCAACCTCAATATCAGAAAAAACCCGTCTCATGCGTGAAGCAAGCGAACTACCACGTGCCGAAGTTGCCGCCCGTCAGATTAAGCCTAACACTCGTGTCCTCGATGAGGCTCGCGCACAGACTCGTGCCTACACACCAGAAGGTAATGAGGTTAAAGCACAATGGGATGTGGTCGATGCTAGCGACCTTGTGACCAGTAATACAGATAGCTTCACAGCAAACCCTGACTTTCCAGCCTCACGCCAACCACGTGACCGCACACGTGCCAGCGCACAGCAACAAGTCAATGAGATTGCCAGCAAGCTACAGCCAAATATCTTAGGTGAAAGCCCAGACGTATCAACGGGTGCACCGTTTGTAGGCGCTACTGATAACGTGGTTGACTCAGGTAATGGCCGCAGTATGGCGATCCGAAAAGTCTATCAAGAGAATGGCGCGAAGGCGCAAGAGTATCGCCAGTTTGTGAATGAGCAGGCAAGCAAGTTCGGCCTTGATACTGATGCCGTGAACATGATGCAATCACCAGTGCTGGTACGTCGCAATACCTCAGACATGAATCGTGACGAGTTTGCACGAGCCGCGAACAAGCCGACTGCCGCACGTATGAGTAGCACAGAGCAAGCAGCAAGTGACGCTAAGAACCTGCCCGATGCGAGCCTATTGTCGTTCAATGGTGACGGCAATATGAGCTTGTATCAAAGCCAGTCGTACCTTAAAAACTTTGTGTCAGGACTGCCAAGCACTGAGCAGTCTGCCATGATGGATGAAAGTGGTGGCTTATCGCGTGAAGGAAAAAACCGTATTGAAGCGGCTATCGTACAAGACGCCTATAATAATCCGCGCCTCGTGTCTGCTATATCTGAGAAGTTGGATAACGATACCACCAACGTACTACGCGCAATCACTGATAAAGCGCCACAGATCAGCCAAATCAATGCTGATATCAAGACGGGCGATGTGTTTGAGAACACGCTGGCACGCGATATCGCAGATGCCACACAAGCCTATATGGATATCAAGAACAGTGAGCAAGACGTTGGTGACTATCTATCGCAAGATAGCTTGTTTGATGATGGCTTGACCGATGGTGCCAAAGAAATACTAAGCGTGCTGTCTGACAACAGACGCTCAGCCAAAGCTATTGGTGAGTATATCCAGCAGCGTATCAATGCGGTTACTGGCAAGGGCAATCCCAAGCAGGGCGGTCTATCGTTCGATAATGACGTTGAAACCACTGCGCCTAATGTTATGGCTGACACGCCAGCGCCTAAGCAAACAGCCGTCAATACTCAGGCAGCCACACAGCTAACCGATGAAAATCCTACGGTTAATATTCCAGCGCCAAGGCAACGTGCGGCTGATGACCAAACCTCAGCACCTATCGATGTAATAAGTGAAAATGGAAGTCCAGTAGTACAGGACTTGCCAGCGGCTAAAAAACCTCCTAGAGAGCTATCAGACAAAGCGATGGTTCGGGAGATGCAAAAACCTACTGCTAATAACGGAGAGATTAACTACAAGTCGAAACTAAACTTGTCAGAAGAGCAAAATATTGGCCGCATAATCATGTCTAGCGGCAGGGTCTTTAATGATGTTGTCGTGAAGAGCATGGATGATAAATCCGTGACGGTAGAGGCAACGGTTGACGGTAAGCGCGGTATCCACAAAGGCCTTAATTACGAAACTTTAGACGCAGGCATTAATAACGAAAAGAGCTACGTTAAGCAGCAGGCAGAGTCCTACGCACAGGTTCAAAATGAAGTCGCTGACGAGATGGGTATCACCACCAATGAAGATGGTGAATATGATATTACTGACGCTCAATTTGATGCGATGGAAGGTCGGGTGCGTGAGCGTATGGAGGCGC